AAAAACAGGTTCGACTGGAATTCCCCAATAAGTTCACTAACCCGAACCGCAATAAACCGGGTGCTGTTGAGGGAAGTACAAATAAGGGTGGACGAGGAGATAATGATATTTCTTTGTCCGACGAAGAGCGTCGAGTGATGCAGCGTTTTGTCCGTACAGGAGTTATGACTGAAAAGGAATATCTTGCTGAACTGAAACGCATTAAAGGAGCTTAATATGAGTGACAACAAAGAAGCTATTGCGAAAGCACCGAGAGGTCGTCCGCAGCGTGTGCCAGTGGGTACACGTAATGTTTTGACTGTGGCTGGGAAAGACCCCAACTACGAATATAGAATTATCAATGACTCTGGAGACAGGGTGCAGGAATTCCTTGATGCCGGCTATGAGCTGGTTGATGCGGATTCTGTGAGGGTGGGTGACAAGCGAGTTAACACTGCGAAAGCAGAAGGCTCGATTGCTCAGCTTTCCGTTGGCCAAGGACAAAAGGCTTTTGTGGTCCGTATCAAGAAAGAATGGTACGAGGAAGACCAACGAGCTAAAATGAAAAAGGTTGACGATCTGGAAGCTGCCACCAAAGCAAAGGCTCTTGATGGTACTTATGGAAAGCTCGAAATCTCTCGGGACTAACTAACAATATAAGTGCCGTTAGGAAAAATCTATTTATTTAATGGAGAATTGCTAATGGCAAGTGTATCTCGTGCTAACGGGTTTCGTCCCGTTAAAATGGTGACTGGTGCGCCGTATAACGGCCAAGCCAACCTTTATTTTGTGCCCTCTTCTGACTCTACAGTCATTATGGTGGGCGATGCTGTCAAACTGGCTGGTGACGCTCGCGCCGCCACTGGTGCTCCGACAGTGACTCGTTGTGGTGCTACGGACATTCCCGTGGGTATTGTGGTGGGTATCGTCTTCACTGGTGTGGGCGACGTGACCAACATGCCTCCGGTGAATAACCTGAACACCCCCGTGTATCGTGCTGCTTCTACCGACCGCTATCTGCTGGTTGCTGATGATCCTCAGATTATCTATGAAGTGCAGTATGCTGGTACTAGCGTTGCTGCTGCTACCATCACTGCTAACGTGGGTCTGAATGGTCAGTTCACAACTACAGCTGGTTCCACCGTCACTGGTGCTTCTGGCATGCAGCTGGATAGTTCTGGTCTTGCTACCACTGCTACTCTTCCCTTGAAGATTGTGGGCTTCCCGAACCGTCCGGATAACATTCCTGGCGATACGTACTTCAGCTACTATGTGAAGCTTAATGGCTCCACTCTGAGCAACGGTACTGGCCAAGTTGGCGTTTAATTAAGGGAGGATAGATAAATGTCTATTATTAACAGTGGAAGTTTTGCCAAGGCCCTTTGGCCTGGTGTAAATGCATGGTATGGTAAGTCTTACGCCGAGTATCCTACGGAGTACGACAAGCTTTTCGACAAATTCACTTCGAGCAAAGCGTTTGAAGAGGACGTCGGTATTTCTTCGTTTGGTCTGGCAGTCCAGAAGTCTGAAGGTTCGCCTATCTCTTATGATACCGAGCGTCAGGCTTTCATCACTCGCTACCAGCACGTTGTGTACGCGCTGGGCTTCATCATCACTCGTGAGATGATGGAAGATGACCAGTATGATGTGGTTGGTCAGCGCAAGGCCCAAAGCCTCGCTTTCTCGATGCGTCAGACGAAGGAAGTGGTTGCTGCCAACGTGTACAACCGAGCTTTTAACAGCTCGTACACAGGTGGTGACGGTCAGTCGATGATTAGTGCTTCGCACCCGAACCTGAAAGGTGGTACATGGTCTAACCAGATCGCCACTGCTTCGGATCTGTCGGAAGCTGCTCTGGAACAAGCGTGTATTGACATTGCTGGTTTCACCACAGACGCTGGTCTGCTGATTGCTCAGCGTCCGGAAACGCTCATCATTCCTCGTCAACTGATGTTTGAAGCTAAGCGTATCTTGAGCGCCGATGGTCGTGTTGGTACAGACAACAACGATCCTAACGCTCTGAAGGCCATGGGTCTGATTCCTGAAGTTGTTACTAACCACTTCCTGACTGACCCGGATGCTTGGTTCATTCGTACCGATGCTCCGCACGGCATGAAGTATTTTGAGCGTCGTGCTGACCAGTTCGACATGGACAACGATTGGGACACCGAGAACGCCAAGTTCAAGGCCACCGCTCGTTACAGCTTCGGCTGGACCGATCCTCGTGGTATCTACGGTTCTGCAGGCGCCTAATTTATCGGGGGGAGCTTGCTCCCTCCCTTCTTGAAAGGATAAATTATGGGATTTCTCGCAACCGATTTCACTCCGATTAGTTCGACTGGACCTACCGTCCTTATTCCTACGAGTAAGGATGTTGTTGTTAAAGTATTCAAAGTGTCTCGTACAGACACCACTGCAACCCTGAAAGCTGTTATTCCTGCAGACGCTTCCATCATTGGTGTGCGTTTTTATGGTGGTACAGCTTCTGATGCAGGCACATCTGCTACACTGACTTTGACTGCTGCTAACAATGGTGGTACAGTGTCTACTGGTACTTACGACGTTAAAACTAACGGTGCAGTAACTGGTGAAGTGACTATGAGTGGTCTGCCCAATATTCAACCTGTCCCTCTGAATGGTGACATTACCATTAAGGCTACATATGCCGAAACTGGTACTGCCTCCACTGCAGGCGGTCCGTGGAATGTTGCAATCACGTACGTGCGTTAATGGAAGGGGCCTTGTGCCCCTTTCTGTGTTTCTAAAATATTGTCGGGATGGCTTTCCGTCCTTGGTGAAAGGTAAATCATGGCTGGTATGAATGTTTGGGTTAAAAGCGGCAAGGTACACAACCTGACCCCCGCAGCTGGTATTACTACTGCAGCTCCCACCGCAGGTACTCCTATTTATAAAGATTCTC